CTCTGCCCCCCGACCGTGAAAACGTCCCGTGATTGCGCTGTCGTCATCCGCTCGCCCTCCAATCGCGTCGTCGTCAAATGTGATCCTGCCGTGTTCCCACAGATCGTTGTCCAGCAGCAGCCGCAGGCCCGGCTCGGCCCACCGCCAACCCGGTCGACCAAATCCAGACACTGGCTGCGAAAACGCATCGTCTGGGTGGAACAGCTCCTCGCCCGCTTCCAGCCGTGCGATAAACACGGCGACCTTGTCTGGCCCCGGTCGCACGCTCGTTGGCTCTGGTAAGCTCTGCGGCTGGAACTCATCGCTGCCGCCGCGCCGAATCGCTTGAATCACCTCGTAAATGTTCATTGCCATGTCCTTACCTCCGTGTGTAAAAGTGCGACCTGCCGCCTCCCTGCGGCAGGATCGCTGTCAACCATGACGCAGGCTTCCTCTCCCTCTCCTTTAGAGCCGCTCCGCGGCCCGCTCCGATTTCAATGGGCCTTTTTGCGACGTGCCCAGGTCGTCAACAAATGGAAACGTAACGGCCGCGGTTACGATGCCACTCACGGCTTGGCAGCCCACGCGGCTAAGCCCTAGTAAAAGCCACTTAAGGGACAGGGCGGTCCCTTAGTTTTGCTCTGCGCTCAGTCTGTCCACCGTCTCCTTGACAATCTGATCCGCCACCCAGTCGATGATCACCAGCATCCCCGTCATGTACTCGCGTTGGGTTGGCTTGCCGAAGCCCTGCCGCTGGCCCGTCGCGATGATTTGCTGGAGTGCATCCATGTCGATGATCCCCAGCTCCGACGGCCGCAACTGCTGCGAATCCGTGTCCTGCTCGATCCGCAGCAGCAGGTAGGCGATCACGAATTGTTCGCGGGTGACGGCATCGGACATTACGTTGCTTCCCCTGTCTCCTCCGTCTTACTCCGGTTACGGCGGCGGCCCGGTGGAATTTTGATCCACACGGGCGTGTGCGACGGTGACCGTATCGACACGCGGTCCAATACAATCTCGTCTAAGCACTTCTCGCAGATCACCGTGACGCTCACCACGGCTCCCTCGTATGTGTCACCGACGGTCGGCCCGAGACTGTAGTGGATCGTGCAGTTGCAGCGGATGCAGTCTCCCGCGATCCACGCTTCGCGTAGTGTTGATTTGGTTTCCATTTAGTCCTCCCTTAGCGTGGCAGTTCACAGCAACCCCTTAGCGCGAGCATCCCGCATCAATGGAATCAACTTACGCGCCGATTCCCAGCCGCGATCATGAATCTCACTCAGTAACATCACGAGATCAAACATCTCTAAACTAATGATGAAGTCGTACTCGTCCTGAGTCATATCAATATTGTCACTCATGCCATTGTTGCCTCTCGGCGTTAACAATCCTGCCTTATGACCCACCTGAAACACACGGATCGCCCGGGGAACTTCGCGCCATCTACAAGCGCGCCGCATTTCTGCAGTTCCTCGATGCTGTACGATACGAAAGCACTTCTGCGGTCACGATTCCATGTCTGTGGCCGACTGTCATCCAGCAACCCAGCGCGACGCATCACTTCGACGTCGACAATTACGTACTCTTCGAGATCATCATCCTGATCAATCCAGGCGTAGAAGATTAGGGAACAATGCCCCTCGCGTAGCTTCTGAAGCTCTGTCTTCGCGCCGCTCGCTCGCGTCGATCGAATTGTCACATCGCGATACCGACCCGCCGAAGCAACTCGGCGAACGCGCATGCCCATCTTTACCCGTGGCCCGAATTCGGCAGGTAACTCGATAATTGCATCGGTCGCTTCCTGGGTGTCGCTGACCATGTCACTCAGCGACCTCGTGACGATATGCGTGAAGAGATATGAAGTAATTGCTTCCATTGCGGACTTATCAAATCTCTTTGCCCACTTCCAATCTTCACGCACATCATCCGGGAGTTGATCGTTCATGCGACAGCCTCTTTACCCCATGCTTCAAAACCATCAATAGAACGACGGCTAAACATGTCCAATCGCCTGCCGGATGTCACCCGTCGCACGATGCCGTAAAACTCTTCTGGCTTCTCGCTGTGCTTGCCGCGAGGTGCGTTGAAACACGTCGGCAAGTCTTTCGTCGACTTGAACGACGGCGTGCCTCGCCTTGCGTAGAGTGCAAATTCGCAATTGAATTGCGGCAGCCCGATAGGCTGGAAGCCGCCCGGCTTGTGCCAGACGAACGTGCAGACGTATTTAAGATGCCACGCATCCAGTAATTCAAAGGCGTCGCGAATGAATCGCTGTGTTGTCCACAACCAAACGTGACAATCGTTTGCGAACGGCGGTTTTAATAGAATCAATTCCGCCTGCGTCATCGTCGGGTAATCGAATGCCGCCTGATTCGGCCGCACATCACGCTCGATCTTTTCCATCCGCCACGGCGGATCGATCACGATTACGTCATAAATGGCTTGCGTTGCCACAACGGGACGCTTGGCCAATTCTTCGAGTTTCTGATGCTGCTCTTTTCGTTTCAACTCGCGCCACGCCCGCTCGACCTTGCCCGTCGATTCCATAAGGTCGATCGCTTCGGCGTCGCCCGACTTCGCCACCGCCTTGGCTTTCTCGTAGGTCGGTCCAGACATACCGATTGATTCGCCGACTCTCCGTGAGGTTTCATTCTCGTGACGGGAAACTTTACCCAAATTTTGGGGAGAGTTTTTCTTCCGCCCGCGTCCACCAGACTTCTGTCCTTCCTCTTTCCGCTTGTCCGCCTTGGGCCGTTCCAGCTTTTCCAGCCGCTCGCCGAGTGCCACCGCTTCTAGCGGCGTGAAGTCCTTACGGCAGACGTTTTCGTCACGCTCGGCCTTGAGCAGCAGCAACGCCTCGTCAAGGTTGTTCACGACGTGCGCCGGGATTGTGTCACCGAGGTTTGCACGCTTCCAAGCTTCTAGGCGACGACGGCCCGCGACGAGATTCGACTCCGGCGTCACAACGATCGGTTGCAACAAACCAACTTCGCGGATACTCGCCTCAAGCGAGGTTAAATCACCGAGGTCTTTGCGGAACCGTTTCCCGACGACTATGTCAGCCACGCGGACAATTGTGATAGCCACAGAGATCCTCCGTGCACTTAGAATCCCTAGGCGGCTGAAAGACGCCGCCGAAATCAAAGTTAAAGGTGGCGGGTGTTGCAAAGAAACGTCGGCCTTGCCGATGTTTGGCCGTCCTTGCGGATAGGCCCACCCGCCATGTTTCAAACAAGCTCACGCCGCCGCGCCCAATCGCCTGATTTACGACGGCGTGAGCAACGATCACTCTTCTTTGGGTAGTCCGTAGAGCGAGCCGATCAGTTCGCCATAGACCGTGCCGTCGATCCGCTGCTCGGCGAACAAGAGCCGCACCAGCTCGGCCGTGCGGTGAATGTGTTCCCAAGCGTCGTCGCGGTCCTTCGTCAGCTCGGCGCGCGATGGCACGTCCGGCACATGCGAAACTTGCATGACTCACCTCCATCTTTGAACTTGGAGGCCATCAGGCGGCCAAGATTGGCCAGCAGACAGCCATCGTTAACCAACGAGGCTGAATATAACGCATTCGTTAGGGTTGTCAACGCGCGTTTTCGGCAGAAAATCTCAGCCTGTTTTTCTAGGCAAAGAATGAGCCGAGGCCGAAGATCAGCATGACGAGAATCGTCAAGATAGCCAGCACCGCGGGTGCGAGAATGAAGCCAATCCCGAGCGATATTCCGGTCGACATGGGCTTTTCGAGTAGAACTCGCTGGACAGTATCCCGCTGGGCAGCCGCTCGCCGCAGATCGTCGATCTCGGCACGTAGCTTGTGGACATCCCTGGCGAGCCGTGCCAGATCCGCGTCACGTTGCTTAATGGCCGCGGCAGCCATCCGCTTTTCGTCGGCCTTGACGGCAGCCAACAGATCGTCCGGCTTGTGACTGGACATTGGTTTATGCCTGATAGCGACGCTGAAAACCCGGGTTTCCCGGTGGGCGATCAAGCTTTTGAAACGCCCTGACGCTTGCCGCAGAAATGGCCCAGGCACGCGCGTTGAGCTTCACGCCTTCAATCCGGCCAGCCAGCAGAAGTTGCCGAATCCGACCGACGGACAAGCCCAGAACTCGCGCGGCATCTGCCACGCTGAGCCATTCTTTTTTCGATAACACGTTTGCCATGCCCCTATTGTAACGGTATCGTAGTCTTTATGCCAGCATTTAAGGTGGCGGGTCTGTTGGTTAACAATGGCTTTTGCCTATGTTTTGCCCGTCCTTACGGAGAGGGCGACCCGCCAAGTGGAGCGGAAGGGAGTCGAACCCTCGACCTCAGCATTGCGAACGCTGCGCCGCTGGGACCGACGATCTCCCCCATCGCCGTGGGGCATAATCCGCAGCAATCAACCACCGTTTGCGGGGTTGATAGCGAGAGTCAATGACTTATTTTCGTGGCGGGAATAGGGACCGCATGATGCGTGGCTTGATTAGGAGCAGACCTGTGATTCAACGCCTGCCACCATGCACCTGCACGACTTCCTGCGAGATTACGCGAGCCGCCGCGTTCTGTCCGGTAGCTGTCACGATAACTATCGTAAACACCTCCACGATCTAATCGCCTTCCACGGCCGCCCGCTGCGAACGTCCGAACTGTCCGCACGCCTCGTGGACGAATGGCTGACTGCCAAGATTCGGTCGGGACTGTCGCCCTATTACGTCCACGGAATGCGTTCAAGTATCTTGACCATCTGGCGCGATGCGTTCGTGCAGGGGATGGCCGAACGACCGCTGGCAACGCGCATCCGTCGGCCGGATCTGATCATTGACGTCTGGACCCCCGAGGATGTCGCCGCACTCGTCGCCGCCGCGCGCGATATACGAGGCATCTTCGAGCGGATCGGTATCCCGCGAGCCCCGTACCTGGCCACCGCGATCGCCGCGACTTGGCACGCTGGCGTCCGCCGCAACGACCTGCACCGGATTCGCTATGACATGGTCTCCAAGGACGGCGTCGTCGTGCTCGCCCAGCACAAGACTGGCCGCCGGCACGTCGCCCGTATCCCGCTGGAATACGTACGGGAAATGTCGGCCTTTTCTCGGGCACCAGGTCCGATCTGGCCACGGCCAGGCGTCAACGAGATCATCCGACAAGCATTCCGCAAGCTAGTCGATCGCGTCCGTGCCACTCGACTCGACATGAAGGACGGCTGTTGGCGGGATATTCGCAGGTCGGCAGAGAATTCAGCTGAGAAACGCCACCCAGGTCAAGGCCACCTGCTGGCAGGTCACGAGCGACGGACCTTCGAACGCTACTACCGCCGCACCGAGGAATCGCCCCCGGTGGCTCCTGATCCGCTGCCGAAATAATTTGCGGACTTTGTCCGAAATCTCTATTGCCTTTGCGGACAGTGTCCGTATATTGCTGATAGAGGAATGACCGATTATGGACACCACCAAACTCTGGCGCATCTCGGCTGCCGCGCGGAAGTGCGGCACCGCAAAACAAACCCTCAGCTCGGCAATCCAGCGAGGACATTTACCGGCGACCTGGACCGCTTGCGGTTTGCCGCTGGTCACGCTCAAGGACGTCCGCTACTACTTAGCCCACTTGCCCAAGCGAGGGCCAAACAAATTCAACCAACGCGAAAGGACGTAAGCAATGAAAATGCGAGCCCGTCAGCTCCAGCAACTCGAAGCACGCCGCCTTATGGCCGCCGACGCCGATGTGATTCTCGATATGTGGCCCGGCCCGCTGCATGGCGACCCGACCGAGATCGGCAAGTATGAAACCGACGACGGCACGCTCACGTTCAAGGCCGCCACGCCCGACGGCGAGCAATGGTTCAAGACCGACGGCACGCTTGAGGGTACCGTGCCGTTCACGCCACCGGAGCCCGTGTATCCGATCCGTGAGGATTCGTACGAGCCTTACGACAGCCTGCGGATTCTGCACACGGTGAACTACAGCGACCCCGATGGACGCCACTTAACCTGGCAAAACCTCGATTACTGCGGCGAGGGCGTCACATTTGAAGACTGCGTCGCAAACCCTCGCACCATGGACAATATCGGGATTAGCAGCGACACATTCGGCCCGTATCTCTCGGTGTCTGAGACCGTGAATGAGGAATCCCGATACTTTCTCGCCCGCGGAACGCAGGATCAGTGGCTCGAACTCCCGCCTGGATTCCACGAAATCGTTGTGGTTGATGCCAGCGTTATCGTGACGATCGATAAGGATACCGGCCCGGACACGCTGACCGACTTGCAGAGCGACTTCCAGTTGGAAGGTGTCGTTGGCTTCAAAGCGTCCGGGCTCTTCGTCGCAACCGAAGCGTACGTTGCCACCGACAGCGAGATCGGCGTCGTTACGACAGGACCAACCTACACTCCGCTGATCGATCTGACCGCATTTGAATTCCCGACGGAATTCCGTAGCTTCGATCAGTTCACCAACACTGGACTTGTCGTGACGCTGTGGGATCCCGTCTACGAACTCAGGTCGTATCACGTCCGTCCCAATGGCGACGTGCAACCGATGCCGCTTCCGCACCCGTCGGATGCCAGCCTGCGCATCGGCCACATCGGTGAGTATGAATTGGTCGACGGCTACGCGACACGCGATAACGTGACGTTCTACGCGGTCGAGTTGCCGCCAGTAAAGCTCTGGTCCGTCGGCGATCGTGCGATTGCGTTTCAAGACAAGGACAGCATTGACACGGGACGAGAGCTTACCGTGCGGCACCTGATGGCCGGCGACGTGAATCTTGACGGCTTCTTTGACTCGTCCGACCTGATTGAACTTATGGCACGCGGCGAGTACGAGGATGGCATCGTTGGCAACTCGCACCACCTCACGGGCGATTTTAACGGCGACGGTGAATTCGATACCAGCGACCTGATCACTGCCCTGGCCGAGGGACGATACCGCGCTTAGAGATTCGCCATCGCCGTGAATACGCGCACGCCTGGACCGCCAGCCGTGGTGCAGATCCAACCAATCGGCTGACCGACTGATGGATTACTGTTCCATACGATATCACCCACGCGCCAAGTGCCGTCGGTGGGGATTCCCGTGTAGCGGACCTGCACAAGATTCCCCTCGATTTGACCTGCCCAAAACAGTGGGTCCGTGTGTGACGTCGATGTATCGTAGCGTGTTCCTACGTTCTCAAAGATCGATCCTTGATCGACGATCGGACCCGCGGCAATCGTATATGCCGAAAAGCTTTTCACCTCATAGGCTTTCAGCAGATCCTTAAATTGATTTTTAGCGACCAAGATGCGGTCACGACGCTCGATGACGGCTGCCGGAGAGACTTCCAGATTCCCGTTCGAAAGCCAAATACCCGTGCCGCCGTCGGCCGTATTTCCGTTGCCTTGAAAACGATTGCCGACAACCATTCCACGATCGATGTCCAATCGCATCAAGGCTTTATTCGTGCCCGTCAAGTCTCCCTCGACGATCAACGTATTACCTTCGATCTCGGGACGCTGTGCCTGACGAATTGCATTGCTCCCCGAAAACACCCACATCAGGTGTTCGCGATTGAGATACTGTGTCTTTCGCAGGGTGTTGCCGCGAATTTTGTAGTGTCCCTGCTGATTTGAGGAAATCTCAGCCTGCAAACAGCGATACTCAGCGTTCGTGACCACATTGCCTTCAGCTATGACGGGGACATAACCGCCATACAGATAAATTCCCATGCCGTTGACGACGTTCTCGACGATGTTGTTAGCCACAATGACTGCGTCATGCTGCGTCCCGCCACCCGAGACAGCCCACGCTAATACACGAATCCCTTTGCAGCGTCCGGCGGTATCATTCGTGTAACCATAAAGATTCGTATCCTTCACGATATTGCCGACGATCGTCGCGGAACCTGGGCCGTGATACTGAATCCCCGCTTGCAGATTGACGTCACCCCCGTTGCTGTTCATGCCAGAGCGTTCGATAACGTTGCCCGTCACCGCTACATTGACGCCGTTGCCGGCTTCGGCCGAATTTTCCTCGTTGATGTAAATGCCGCTCCAATTCGTGTTCCTCACCACGTTGCCGGTGCACGCCACCGACCACTGCGACTCCGGAGCTTCCGCCGAAGAGTCACCATAATTGACGGTGATTCCTTCCTTCCGTTTGAAGTCGACCTGATTCACCGGCTCCGTACCATCGGTCAGCCGCGAGACCACGATGTTGTTGCTGATCACCGCCTCCGGTGTCCACAAATTCAGACTGATGCCCGTCTTATTGTTCGAGTTGCAGATATTTTGCGATAGGATGATCCCGTAAGGCGGACCTTCCGTGGCATCCGTGTTGATCAAGATATCGCCGCTTTCGCCGGTCGTTGGGAATGGGTTGTCATAGAAGCGATTGCCGATCATCCGCGCGGCCCGCTGCGCGTGCAGATGCACGACGTAGCCGGGAAAATTGGTGAAATGGCACGCCTCGATCTCGACGTCCTCGCAGTCAAATGCATAGACCGCATTCTGTTCGTCGGTGCCGCCGGGCGAGTAGGCCGAACCTTTGCCCTCGAACAATAGCCGATTGAACCGGATCCGCTTGGCCCCGTTCATGTAAAACGCGCGGCCAATCGTGTTGCTGGCGCTGACCTGAATCTTGCTCTTGCGACCGCAGCCCTCGAGAAACCAATCGTTGTTCGCCGACGTCAGCGAGACATTCCCATCGAGCGGGTAGGTGCCTGGCGGAAGAAACAGCGGTTCGCCGGCTGCGATCGCCGCAGTGATCGCCGTATCGGCATCGGTGCCCGCGACATAACCGAATTCGAAAATCGAGCGAATTGTCCGCTGGGCAACCAGCGTCCTAGGTTTGAGTGCCATCTCGCATCCTTCCTATGATTGCAGACCCCAACCCAGAATCGCTGCCGTGAAATTGCCACCGCTGATTTCCAGGATATAGAGTATTTCCCGCATCCCGATCCAACTATCCGTAGGCAGCGTGTCGACGTAGGTCCCGACCGACTTGTCCCAGTACACGTACGGCCCCTGCGTGCCGAGGTTATAGGTCGCCCCACCCTCGAGCAACGCGTCATCGATCGAAATTTCGCCGTTCATCTGCACACGGATGTTGTTGGCGTCAATCACTTCGGCCAGTACCCACAGCGGCACGTGCGAACTGTTGACATCGTCCACGATGGTCGAGCCGTCGAGCGGCTTGCCGATGTCCGCTGCCACTAGGCCGTGAGCCGTCGCCGCGATCGTTACGCCGCCGCCCGAGAGTCCGGACAACTGCGATTGGATCGCCGCGATATCCGCTTCGAGGGCGTCCAGTTGAGCCTTGATGCCTCCCGACTCTGCAGGCTTGACGCTGCCGTTGCTCGGCCCGGAATCAAAGACAGCTGTCCCCATGAGGTGCAACTCATGCGCGGCGGCCGACGCACTCCAGCTCACGATAATCGACTCGCCAGGACGCAGGTTGCGAACGCTCTGGCCCGTGCTTGAGACGGGCAGCAGATTCGTCGTGCTCGTATTGCAGACCCAACGTGACCTGCCCGACGGCACGGTGCACGTGTGGGCATTGTTGCTAGAGTTGATGAGCGAAACAAACTTTGCGGTCGTCAGCGTGAACGTGCCGCTCGTTGAGGCGATCACGTTGGGATTTTCGAAGATATTGCGTGCGGTTCCGCCGATTGCCGTCATGACTGTAAGTCCTATACAAAAAACACGCGATTCGCGCCACTGCCATCATTAAGCGTCCTGCCCGGCGGCGCAAAGACGATCCCAGTCGCTTCTTGGCCAAACATGTCAAATACAAGGTGAATCAAGGAGTCCGCATTCCAGCCGGGCAACGCGACGACGGGATTGACGATCGACGCCAAGTTGGGCGTTACGCGATAATCAGGCATCGACCAGTCCGTCGCCGACTCATCCCAGCTAATGGGACCAAGCAGTGCGGAGCGATCGATTCCACCTTCGCCAGCCAGCGTGACGAAACCGCCGACGTCGAGCACACGATTCACCGCATAGATGTCATAGAGCTTGGGTTGATGATCCGATGCACCCGGAGTCACCGTGTCGCCTGCATCGGTGGCGTAACCGTACATCTGCAGCACGACGCTGGAATACACCTGCGATGGAATGCCCCCGAGCGCCGCCGATCGGCCAAAACGCAGGCCGCGAGACTGACGTACCTGTGGCGTCGATGTGAAGGTTGGCGCGATGACCGTCGAGCCAGGCAACGGATCTTGCTCGCCGGTGCCAGGCGTCCACCACGTCCAGTGATACGGGCTCTGGGCAATCCCCGTGAAATCGATCTCGAATCCCGGTGGAGCAACTTGTGCACAACAACACCAGAACGTCATCATCAGCCTCCCGCCTCTTGGCAATCGGACGAGTAGGCTTCCCAGCGGCTCGTGCCACCGACGGCGTCATAGACAAGCTCAGCCCAAACGGTGATACCCGCTTCGATCGAGACGTAGGTCGTCGGCAGGAATACGGAGGCATTGCCGGAGGCGAAATGCCCATCGAGCGGCTTGACGCTGCCGATTGTGCCCGTCGCTCCCGCCGCGATCGCCGAGGATGCCACCCCGCGAATCCGCGTTGCCGACCACGCCGTCTGGGCGTACCAGACTTCATTGACGGGTGTCGAGGCAGTCCAGCGGAACGACGGCCAGACCGCGAGCACGCGTGAGCCCGACCAGATTTTCTGACGGCCGTTGAATACCTGGACCGTGTCGTATGTCTCTGCCGAAGCCGTCAGCGAGGCCGGCGAGAACGTGCCCTGGGCCAGCTTGCAGTTGCCGATGGCGTCGTGCTCGATATCGGCACTGGCCACCAGCAGCAAGGGAATCCCCAGCGGCGGCGCGCTGACCGTCTCGCGGCGGCGGATAGGCGCGATCTCCTGCCGCTCCACCCAGCGGACGGCACTCCCGATCCTGCGTTGCCAGCCCTTGCTAATCCGCGTCACGATCAGATTCCGGGGATGAGGTTGTAATCTTCCAGTTCCAGCGTCTGGAAACTGATAAAATGCGGCGCCGCGGCCTCGGCCAGCAGCGTGCCGTCGGCGGCCAGTTTGACGGGCGTCGTCACCGGCAGCCGCGTCTTCTTATCGATCGCCTGGATCGGGTCCTGCCCCACCGCCGGCCGATACCGCCAGCCGCGGTTCATGATCACGCGGTCCCAGGTCTTCGGGTTGTAGGCGAACCGCAGCGTGGCCGTGTAATAGCTCACGTTCGCTTCGTACTGGATATCGGAGGCCTGGATCGGCAGTAGCTTGACCGTGCGGGGAGCACCGCCGCGGAAGGTCACTGAATTGGCCGTGCGATGATATTGCAGCCCCAGATCAATGATCTCCTGCAGCGTCGCGTAGACCTTCTCAACCACCAGCACCGGATAGAGCACCGGTTCTTCGATCGCCGTGTCGAAGGGATCGCCGAGCGTGTTGACGATCGGTGCGTCGTTGCGGTCCTTCTCGATCGCCTCGGTCGATTCGATCCACTCCAGCCGCTCGCGGTTCGGCTTGTCGAGCGGATTGGGCGGCTGATCATTGGGCGTCGTGTTCGCCGGCAGCCGGCCGTAGGTCGCCGTGGCGTACCAGCGTAAGCCGCTGTCGTCCCGCATTTGCAGGTCGACGTCAAGGCAATACGCGGACGTATCGAGGAAGCCGTCGTAGTCGTAATAATCGTAGATCGCTGGTAACTGATCAACCGCCGCCACCTGGCCCTCCGAGTAGACAATCGCTGGCTGCATGATGCTGTCGCAGTTGACGTAGAAATCGACCGTGTATTCGTTCCGGTAGCTCGTGCCGAACTTGCCTTTAGTCGTCCGCCTGCGTTTGACTTCCGAGACTGCCATTGTTACCCCGCGAAGACGTCTTCCAGTCCTTGCCGTCCTTGTGCCACCAGTTCCGCGATGCCACCGGCCATGTCACGCTGCTGCACCAGCTGCTCTTGCAACACGCGGTTTACACGATCACTCTGGCGACTCGCGGCATAGGCCGCTGACGTGCCACGCTCCAAGGCTTCGTTGGGTGCAAACGGCGTATCGGATGTCGCGTCCTGCTTGCGGATGCGAGCCATCGCCAAACGGAATTCCGCAGCCGCGGCATGGTGCCGGCCGGTGAACGCACCGAGCAGGAATTGCCGCTGGTTATCGACCAACGCCTTGCGGCCCTGCATGAGGGAATCCCGCAGCCGTTCGCCGAGCGTCTTGACCTTGCCGCCTTCTTTGTCCGACTCTTCGCCAATCATCTGCGTGAAGGAGTTGATCCAGCGTTTGCCGGCTTCGCGGCCCATATTCACGAGCGTCGGAATCGCTTGGGCTTCCGCTCTGCGAGTATCGGCGATGGCGCCACGCTCTCTGGCTAACTGCACACGAGCAGGATCAAAGCCTGGCTGCATCGCCATCGTGGACGCGACGCCTCGCACGCCAAAGCTTTTCAGCATGTCGGGTGCTGCTGTGCCAGCAGCGACGCCCATTTTTAAATCACGGCGAACGATAAAGTCAGTGATCGCTTTTTGTGCTGACGTCTGACCCGTCGCCAATCGCTGAAAGAAACCTGGGCCAGCAGCCGGTCCGCCCTGAGCGACACGTAGATCGCGCTCGATAATCTTGGCACCCTTGATTGCTTCCTCCAAAGCCTTGATGCCACTGGTCGCCGCCGGCGCGATGTCAATGACGATACGTTCCTTGAAACCGCCGATCGACTTTCCGAGCCTCGTCATCGCGTCATTAAATTCTTCCACTTGCTTGATGCGGTCCCGGCTGATCGCAATCCCCAACTGCTCAGCCTGCCGATGGAATTCCTCCAGCCCGGCAGCTCCCTTGCCGAGCATCTGCACCATCGCGACGCCCTCGCTGTCGAATAGCTTAAACGCCAGGCGAACGCGGTCGGATTGATTCGTCACGCCGCTCATTGCGTCCGCGATGCGTTCGAGCATCCGATCGGGCGTGAGCATTTCCAGCTTTTGTGCTTCCAGGCCGAGTTCTTTCAGTGCCGGGGCCGCTTCGCCTTTGCCGACGGATGCGACTTCAGAGATGCGTCGCACCATCCGCTGCAGCGCCATGTCGAGCGTCCGCGAGCCGATTCCCTCCAGTTCAGCCCCCAGCCGCAGCCCGGCCAGCTTCTCACTGGCGATCCCGAGCTTGTCGGACGTCTTCCCCAGTGCATCCAGTTCCTCAGCGGTCGCCCGGATATTTGAGACCAACCGGCCGGTGCTAAAAGCCGCAAAGCCGACCGCCATCGTACGGCCTAGCAGACGGATACTGCGGTCGGCCGCCGTCACGCCTGTGGCGAGCCGGCCCAGTGAGCGCCGCGACTCGTTCATCCCACGGACAAAACCCGTGTGCCGCGAAACGACGTTGACCGCGATGGTGCCGATAACGCTCAAATCACATCATCCTGGATAAATTCGCCAGCACTTCATCATCCGAGAGATAGCGAGACTTCTCCCGCTGCTCCCGTAGCCACTGCGGCAGCGGCATAAAATCCTGCGGCTCTCGCATGTCCGCTTCCGTCGGGCATTTGCCCGCCCTTGCCATGATCTGCGTCGTGGCCGCATTCTCGATCTGGGCAGCCAGCAGCCCGCCAATCCGCCATTGCTCCAGCCGCTCCAAGCGATCCGCCGCAAAGCGTTCCTCGAATTCCTGCGGTGTCATCCGATCCAGCAGCTCGTCCACATGCACCCAGCCCAGCCGATCCGCCAGCCGGATCGCAAACCGCCGTCGCGGATCGGCCGCTAGTTTTTTTCCAGTTCCTCAATCCGCTCCGCTTCGCTGCCGGCTCCCATCTGGCAATGCTGGTCGATCACGGTGATCAGGCGGTTGGTCACCATCGCGTCGAGCGACTCGATCATGGCTAGATCGCTATCCCCATAGATCCGGTGGCCGTCTTCGTCGACGAGCGTCAGTTGAATCAGCAGTGCCCGATAGCTGACGTGCTCGCCGTCGCCGTTTTTCTGTTGTTCATCGAGCATCCGCCGTTCGACGGCAGCCCGTTCCCGCTCGGAAAGCGAACTGATGCGGACTTGGGCGCCCGGCCGCAGCCAGTCGGCGGCATAGATGCCGTAGCGTCGCACGCTGTAAGGTGCCAGGTCATCAAACTTGATGAGCGCCATTATTTCTTCGCTTTCTCGATTGCAGGTGCCGTTCGCACCTCGGAACTCGATTCGCCGCCGTGGTGCTTCTGCACCGCCTGCTTGATCTCGTTGACGAGCGACTCGGACAATCCCGGTTCCAGCAGACAGATCGCCGAGCCCGGCTCACGGCCGACAATCCCGACCCGCTTGGCGACCGGGCCGCGGCCGGTCACGTAGATCGCGTCGACGCCGGCATCGACGTCGTCGATCAGTTCACCGGCGAGACCACGCCGGCTCTTACCACGAATCGCTTCAATCGAAATTCCCATCATTCCCTCCGAAAGTCTCGTGCTTCTTCCTCGGCAATCGTGCAGCGGAGTGCACTTTCCCGATCGACCGGACCGTAATAGGCGAGCGGATGAACATTGTGGCGCCAGCGTCCGCACGAATACTGCCAGCCGCGTTCGGTCAGAAAGGCGACTTCCACTTCCAGTAACATCCTCCGTGCCGCCCGCAGATCCTTAATCGTCGCCATGCCTTAACTGCCCGGTGCAATCACCGGTTTCGTCGTCTTGCCGTCAGGCTGAATCGAGAACGTGGCCATCTTCAGCACATTGGCCTCCGACACCCCGCCGTCATCCTCGTTGATGAACCCGGAAAACGTGAGCGTCGCCCCGTTCGTCTGACCCGTCTGGGCCGGGAACGTGATCGTGATCGTGGCCGTCTTGCCGTTGGGGATCTCGACATCCGGATTGGCGAAAATTTCACACGGGATTGGTCCCATGTCCATCAAATCGCCCGCCACCTTTTCCATGTACACCGTGCTTGAAAGCGCCGTATCGTCCAGCACTGGCCGGCTGCGATTGAGCCCGCCGATCTGCCGGTAACGGCCCACGAACGAAAGTGATTGATAGGGAGCCGCAAAATTGAAGACGATCTGCGTTCCCGTGCCTTGAATACTGCTCATAAATCACACCCCTAAAAACTCAACTCCGCACTAGAAACCGAACCCGCCGAGTCCGTGATCGTCAATTCGATAAGTCCCGTCAGCGGCAGACTGCTGACCGTCGCTTCGATGTACACCCCTTCCAGATCCACGCCCACCACAGGCGTATCCGGCGGACCATTGAACTGTTTGACGATCGCCCCGCCGCTGGTGCGAATCGTCCAGGCCACGTCGGTCAGCGTGCGACCCTCCGGGATCGTCGAGGCCCGTGCCGAAATGACACGTTTGGTCCCTGCCAGCGCAGGTGCCGACGATCCGCCTCCGATCCAAAAGGCCAGCAGCGACGTTGCCATCGAACTCCCTTAGCTTGGATCGTTGCTGATCACCGGTTCGGCATTCGCGTCCGTCGTCACGACACCCGTCCAAGCCGTCGTCAAATCGTCTTCTTTGGTCACTGTCAGATTGGTTCCCGAAAGTGCCCACTTGTTCCTCAGGAACCGCAAGGCGTTGAGCACGCTGCGCGCGGCCTCGCCCGTGATCCCTGTCCAGTCTTTTTTGAGCAAGGCGTCGGCGTTCTCATCGGCCGTCGGCACCGCATCAACCGATATCTGCGTGGCCGTCGCGTCGAGGATCAGATCCAGACGGCCACCATTGGCCCAGTCCGCTTGCAGTTCCGCCGTATCGAGCAGAATCGCATCCACGTTGCCGTCAACCACATCCAGCGAGGCTTGGGAAGCACGTGCATCGAGGATCAGATCCAACCGCCCGCCATCGACCCAATCCGTCTGTAGCTCATTCGTATCCACGAGAATCGCGTCGACGTTCGTATCGACCGTGTCGACCGATGCCTGGGAGGCACGGCTGCTAACCGTGGCATTGAGATTCGTGCCAAGAATGAAACCGGCCTGCCCGGCCGAGTAAGCACCTGGCAATGCGGTGATCCAGGGGTCGCCCGCACCGCCCGCTGCTGAAAGTGCTTCACCCGTGCTCCCTGAGACGGTATGGCCGGCGAGAATTTCATCCCAGACTGCATCGGCAATGTCAGCGGACGTCGGGACCGTGGCCGTGATCCAGGCGGCGTCGCCGCGATCACGAATGGCTTCCAGCGAATCGGTGGCACCGCTGAACGTTGCTCCCTTGATCTCAGTGAACGCCGCGACCATTTCCGCGTTGGTCGGTGGATCATAGGCGGCCAGTCCGTCAGCCACTTCGCTCTGCACCTCGGCATCCCAGGCGGCGTTCCAGGGGATTGCCGTGAGACCTGCACCGGCGGCGCCAATTTCAGCGGTATCGAGCAGGATGGCATCAACGTTGGCATCAATCACATCGATGGAAACCTGTGACGCGCGTGCGTCGAGAATCAGATCCAGCCGTCCGCCGTTCGTCCAATCGGACTGCAGTTCGTCCGTGTCAATCAGGATCGCTTGGACTACTGTATCAACGCTGGTGAGTGCGGAGGCCGAGGCCCGCGTGCTAATCGCCGCGTCGAGGTTCGTCAGCCCTAGATCCGCCGTGTCGTGACGGTCGATCGACTCGGTGTAAATCTGCACCGTCGCTGGAACAGCGCCCGTGCCGATGAACGTAAAGGCGACATGATTGTAATTTGTCTCTGCCTGCGCGGGCGCATAAGTATGAAACCCGTTGCCCTCGTGCGTACAAGCGCCAGAGCCGACGGAGCCGACGGCTTGCGTTCCCGCGTCGCCCGTAACGTAGACCGTCACCGCACCCGTAAACGCGGATCCGTCCGTCGCGGACACCATCTGTACGCCCACGACTTGACCTGCAACATTCTTTCTCATGCGGATGTGATCCCCGTGATTAGGCTGTTTGCATGTGAGGCCCATCCCGCCTTGAATCCGCCCACAGCCGGAATTTTGCCAAGCACACGATCGGCGCGGTTCAGTAGGCCGGGATAGCCCTGCCGGGAAAGGTCGTAATAGGCATGGACTTGTTGATCGGAGAGAGCACGATTCCAAATACGAATATCATCCAGTTTGCCCGGGTGCCAATTGGCATAACTCGTTGGCGAGTTAAGGTGTTGCGCTCCAATCAAGAACGGATAGCCGGCGGTGTAGATATTGCCCGAACCTAGAACAAGCGATTTGCTGGCTTCGAATTTGCCATCCAAAAACACGCGCACTGTGCCTGCGTTAAACACAAAGGCCCCGAAGTGCCACTTGCCGTCATGGAGACCCGTCGTCACTGTGCCGACATTGTCTGTTGATGTCCCACGCGCGAATAGTCGCAGCGTAAATGACGTTGACGAGGAGAGACCAAACGTCCACGAACGATTCGTACCAGCATTGATCCATGAGTGCGTTAGTATCGACGAACTTGTCGAGTTTATTCCATAGAACCACATCGCGACGCTGAATTTGCTTGTTACGGAATATTCAATCGAAGAGGACGACGCAGCACTGACGATGTCATCGGTACCATCAAAGTCTAAGGCGCCACTGCCGCCCGGACGGCTCGTGCCGAGCCAGTCTGTTTTGGGATCCATGTTCGTCAGTGTGCCGACGCGATTCCGCACGAGGTCATACCACTTCGCACCGCCTGTCCGCCCCTGCACGCCGGCAAGAAACCACGCAGCCAGCCCGTGATTAAGCGAATGCTGCCAGTTGACCGGACATGTAGAATCAACGATCAGCACTACTGCACCTCGTCAATAATTGGCACGAGTGCGACGAACATTTCCACTGCGTCGGAAAAGAACGCCTGGCCGCTCGTGTTGTACGCGATTACTTGGCCATACCTATGCGGTGGCGTGAAATAGCCGATCGTTTGATACTGCACGACAGTCGTTGCATCCGCAGTCGCCACGAGCGAACCCAAAAAGATCGCTTGCTTGACCCACTCTGCCTCTTCAGCCGCCTTATAGGCCGCATCTGAACCGCTCGCCCCGGCATCGTTGCCCGTGCCTGCCGTCGCCGAAAATGATGGAGACCAATAGAACTCAACGAGGTTGCCAGCCGTCGGTGCCACGTTGAACTCGATCCCGACTCGCACGGCATAGAGCCGCGCCCGCGTAGCACCGAGATCCGCCTTGGCAGATTGACGCGCAGCACCGTTGGCAACCGACGTTAGATCCAGCTGGTGCGTGCGAGTGAAACCAGACGCCGTCGACGAATAGTCGGTCGAGTCCGCAAAGACCGTCGGCGTGCCTTCCTCGTGTAAGATTTGGTTAGCCATGGCTTAGCTGGTAATCCCTCCCGTGATCAGTGCGTCGGCCGCTGCGTCGACATTCGCCTGGATCGCCGCGTCGGTCGCATTGGTGATCGCTGAGACCGTCGCAGCACTGTTGGCCGCCAGGACGTATTCGTAAATCTTGTTGGCCTGTGCCACCGGGCTTGTGAGTGTACTGCTCGCCCAGGCCACTTGATCCGCCGTCGGCGGCGTCAAGGCCAACAACGCTTGGGCCTTCTTGACGCACGCGACCGCAACCTTGTTGCGAAGCGCATCATTGCTGCGAAGGTCGAATAGTTCCTGATAAGTTGCCATCGCTTATCCCTCTCAATTCCTCAGCCAGGTCTCAATCCGTGCCGTCAACACGCCGGCCGGATAAACCGCCGTCGCCTCGTAGTGCATGACTTCCAGATCGAGCGACCAGCGGTACGGCCAATCGTCCGATCCATCGCCCGGCACATTTACCAACATCCCTTGCCGCCGCACGGCACAGCCCGTGATGAACTCCGTGCCCCACAAACCGCGGTAGCCATTGGTGGCCATCCGGACAAGTTTCCCTGCCAGATACGCCCGCCAGTCCGCATCCGGTCCCCTACACCACACATCCACCTGCAACATGCTTGTGAGCATGTCGTTTTCGCCCAGCAGCGGCAGCGTCTCGTCGGCACTAATCTGCCGAATCGTGATCGCCGTATGCGCTGAATCCGAGCGGATCGGCCGCCGTGCCGCGTAGACGTGCGAGCCCACGCGGTCGCGGATATTTCGCCGCACGTCGTTTCGATCTCGCAGTTGCATCCCATCGAGCACCTGAACTGCTGCAAACGGCGACGCTGCGTGTCCCGCCACATCAGTCGACGCCGTCAAGTATGTCTTGAGTGCGCGCGCTAGCACGTCCGATTGACCTCAGCCACTTGGCCACTTCCACGATGTACGCCCGATATTTCGCCGCTGTGTCCGCGTAGATCGCCGGCCGCAGATAATCAAACACGTGCTCGGCAATCAACCCGCGATACTTACCGCCTTTGCTCCACCTCGGCCCCGTGCCGAATTCCAAAAACCCGCCGTAAAACTGTTCACCCTGAAACAGTGATTCCCCGGTTAGCACCGTATGACCCACGTCGAATCGCTTTCCGTCGCGTCGGCTGCGTTTCATCGCCCGCACCCGCAGCGATTGCTCCAGCGCACCCGTCTTCACCGGTGCCAAGGCAATGGCGGTTTCCAGGGCCACCTTGGCGGCCGCTCGCGTCCCCTTGCGTGCCCCCTTGGCCTGCAAGCCGCGTGGCATGTCCGCCAGTGCTGCATCAATCTCCTCAATCCCCGTTGCATAAACGCCGCCGAACGACTTCTGACCACCACGCCTCGCGCGCGAGCGTGCGCGCGAGAGTTCCGCGATCTCAGCCCGCGAAGCCCCGCGGGCGAAAGCCGCTCGGAGATCCGCTTCGTCGCTCACGCGAGCACCTTTCCAATCTCATCACAGGCCAACACGAGGAATTCACCCTTCTCATCGGGATTGTGGACGCCGCGAATTGCAAACAGCCGGCCCTCAAAACGAATCCGCATCCCCGCATCCGTCGGCCGCTGAGGATCGTGCCGAATCCGGATCGCGTGACTCGTTGCCGGTTCCATGCCCTGATTGACCGCTCGTTCCGTGGCGGATTGCGGCCGGATCTCCGCGAAGCAATCGCGGTATGGCACCCAATCCTCGGTTCCTTCGCCGAAATCGGCGATCAGGCCCTCATTACGCTCGATCCGAATCGGTTTATTGAGTCGTCCGGAGGTCATACCCGGGCTCCCGCTACATTGCCCGTCCAGAGCGACGCCAAGAGAGCCTGCAACCCCTGCTCGATCTCGCGAACAGCCCGCTCGCTGGCCGCCTCGCGGTTGGCGTACCAGTGACCGACGACCAGCAACACCGCCTGCTTGATCCGGGCCGGCAAAACAGTCGACGTCGCCCCGAAGCCCGCGGTGAAGGTGATCTGCACCGCATCCGGCCGCGTCTCCAGGTCAGGCCACTCGACGTCCTTGGCCAGCACGATCGACCCGTCGATTACGTCGTCGGTCACCACGTGGTAGTCGGTCGTCGGCATCGTCGTGAGGATCGTGGCGTCTTCGGCGTAGTATTCAATCGATGCCACGCTCACCAGCGGCGGACGTGGCAGGTCAAGCGTCCCGCAGGGCGGCCAGCAGTCGCGAATCAATTTGAACTGCTGGTGAATGAACGACCGCGAGGTGATCGTTTCCAGGTAGTCACGTGCCGCGTCGATCAAGCCCATAATCGCCGTATCGTCAGCGCCGAAATCAACCCGCAAGTGGGCCTTGGCGTCCCCGATTTCCACCGGCAACGGCCGCGTTCCAGCGATCGCTTGCAGCACTTCCATGGGTTATTTATCGACCCGCTTCTCTTTGCCCGTGGCTTCCGTCACGGCCTGTTCCGAGACGAGTTCGACTTTGCCTTCGTCGATCAAGGCCGCCGCATGATCGCTCAGCATCGTCGTGATCATGCCTTTTTTGAGTGTGTGGGTAACGCAGTCGCAATCCTGCAAGGCCCGCACGGTGCACGGGTGACTCTGCCGCGTATCCAGGCGTGGTTTTTCTTTCGTCATCACAGTCCTCCGAATCAAATGCGTGTAAAACGCCGCCGCGGCCGCAGCGGAAACTGAAGATATGCGGCCACGGCGACGATAAACGTCTCTTACGCTCCCAGTAGCAGGTGCTTGACCGGGTGCGTGCCGGCATCCCGCAGCCGGCCGTCATTGCGCGTCCACGCCAGGAAGGCGATCACCGCCCGCTCGGCATAACGCTCATCCAGTCGGACCAGCGTGAATTCCAGGACCTCACGGATGTAATACTTCGACAACTGGCCGAACACGATCGCCTTGGCGCCCGCACCCGTCGGCATACTCTGATTGATGACCACCGGATGCCCGAGGATCATGTCGGGATTGCCCGCGACCATCGATGGCAGCCAGAGTGGCCGCAGATCGCCGTCCACGAGTTTGGCCAGGATCGACACGATCGCGTCGCTCATCATCCACTGGGCACCGATGCGATAGGCCGGATCCACCGAATGCTTGAGGTTCACCAAGTCGGCATACGCAACCGCCGTGGCCGCAGACGTCGTGACGCCCGAGGCAAACGAATCGAGCGTGATTCCACGCGGTTGGGTTGTGCCCGTACCCGTCGTGAAATGGTCATTGTGAATGCGCCCGATCCGCTCCCCGGCGGCGTCCCCCACGAGAGCGGCCATGTTGGTGGCCGAATCCTGCATCAGCTCCAGCGAGACGAGGATCATCTTGGAGGAATACTTGAACGCCCCGAGCGTGATCTGCCCGAAGGCGATCGCTTGCTCATTGGCAGCCGCGTCTTCAAGAATGATCTCGCCTTTGATCGTGGTGTCGTTGGAGGAGGGCATCGGCAAATTAGCACCCGTGCGAGTGCTAATAATCGTCGACACCTGACGCATCCCGCCGAAGGCGAGCAGAGCCCGCTCCAGCGGCAGCATCATCTCATCCGGCACTGTGTCACCGCCGAGGTTGGCCGTGCCCACGACATTCGTGGCCCGCAATTCACGGCGACAACGCGCCTGGTAGAGCACCTCTTCGATCGTCCGCGGACACCCGAATTCCTCGCCTGAGGGCGAGCAACCGCGATTGATCCGCATCGTGCATTCCAACTCGTTCAGCGAAAGTCCCATACGCTGGGCGTACTGGATCTCCACCTCGGCACAGCGGCGGCCGCCACGCATCCAGGCTGCCAGCCCCCGCGAACGCTGGGAACTGGTGAGTGGCTGCGAGGGATCCGGACCGTCGAACGACTTACGGGATTCGTCCTTGAGTTCCCGCAACCCCTGCTCACGGTACTCATCCAGTCCTGAACGGACCTGGAATTGTTGTTCCAGTTCCTCGGCCTGCCCAATCCGTTCCTTGAGGTCAAAACATTCCTGTTTGCCCTGATCGAATTCCGACCGCTCCTCGGCTGTCAAACCTCGATCTTCATCCGCTGCCTTTTGGTAAATCTCATGCAGCCGCTTCGCCTTCGCGTGGTAGCGCTGCTCTAAATCCAACTTGGTCGCCATTGAATAGGCCCCCGTGTCTGATGCCGGAGGCTTCGAACGAATGGCGCAAAATGAAAGCCCAAAGCCTCCGGACGATTGCGTGGAAACAAACGTCACGACAGCCTTGAGCCAATCTCAGCAGCTCAGAGAAACTGTTTGCCGGCAAGCGCCTCGCGAATCTCAGCCGCGCCAGTCACTTGCCCGATGTCGCAATATCTATGAAATCAATCCCCGCCGCACAAGCCAAACGGAAGAAATTTTTCACTCCAAGATTCCCAGTTCCAGTAAATGAAGATATAAGGCCCGCCGCTCTCGCGCCGCGATCTGCGAACGATAGCCGTTCCATGACGCCCTGGCTTCCTCCACCGGCCCCACGGCCCGGACGCCTGTCGTGGTGGCTGTGTAGGCCGGAAATGTTACCGGCCCCACGTCGAATAGCTGAATCTCCTCCAGCTCCCGCACGTCCAGCTTGCGTTCCTCGTCCCGCGACCAACTTTCCTTGAGCACCCGGAACTGGAACGACGATCCATCGACATCGCCGCGACGGATCATCGCCCGCACGTCTGCATAAACGGTCGCCTCGCTCGGAATGGTGGCGTAATACAGCCCATCCTCGCGTGACTGCAGCGTGAGCGTGCCCGCCTTGGTGCGGCCGAGCACCTGATTGGAATCGTGATTGAACAGTGCCCGCACGTCGTCTTCCATAATCGCCCGGTCGAACGCACCCGGCTTGATCCGTTCCACAGCCCCATTCCAGAGTTCGTATTCAGTGCGGGTTGACCCGTCGTAATAAACGCTGGCCATACCCACGATCCGCTGGGCGTCCTCGCCGTCACGGGTCTCCAAGGCCACCCCGCCTGGCACGTTAATGGTGCGTACTTCCATTTCGCTCTCCTCTCATAATCCAATTGGATGATAGATCGCGGCACTGTGACTCCAGCAGCCCGCGTGCCTCGGTCACGCTGGCGATCAGATCCTCAGCCGGCACTTCCGCCGCAGCGAGGAACACATCGCGCGCACGGGTGAACAATTCGCCGGAAAGCAGCGCCAACACCTCCGATTCGGTTTGGCCGTTGGAAGCCGCCAGCAGTCCCGCCGCAGGTGCCAATTCACTGCGGATCACGGCCCCGTGCCGCTCCTCAAGATCGTTGATCCAGGCGAGGAACTCCCACGGCTTAGCGGCCGCTGTCTGGGCTGAGCCGCCGAGCCGCTTCGACATCCGTTCTAGGGACTTGAACAGCACCTCGCGGCAGGCCAGCACCAGCCGCATCGAACGTCCATCGTCGGGTGGCTCAGCGGGCATGTCATCTTCGTCCATCACCGGCGTTTGATCCGCCTCGTCGGGCGCTGACTCGTCTTCGACGCCCGGATCTGGCCCTGCGGCCATGTTGAGCGGCGTCAGCACCTCATCCAGCCCGTCGAGCGGATTCAGATTCTCGGCAGCCCGTACCTCATTGCGCGTCTTCCAGCCGGCCTGCACGGCGATTGAATGGGCCTCGTAGCGTTCCTTCGTGTTGGCCCGGATCAACTGATCGATATCAAACGCCGTGTAATGCGTCGGTCGCTCGAGCTTGGAGAATAGCTTGAGGCTTTCCCAGCACAGCCGATTCGTCCAGCGGCCCAGCGTTTCGTTGTAGTAGGCCGAATTTTCTTGCTCCGTCGTGTTCCAGCCGGTCCGTTTCTCGCTGCCGAGCTTGTGGGAGGGGATAGAGAAGAATCGCGCCACGTCCTCCGGCCCCAATTTCATCAGGTCGACTAACATGGCATCTTTGGGGTTGATGCCGATTGAATGCCAGGCGACGCCTTCCTCAAACAGCGCCGTTTTATGGCGACTTCCCGCCCCGCCGACGTAATCTCGCAGTTGATTAATCCAGCGGTCCTTGGCCGGCTCGGAAATCTTGCCCGGATGCGAGAAAAAGCCCTGCGGGACGGCTGAATTCTTGAAAAAATCGTCCCCATAGACTTCTGCCGCCAACTGGCGACCGATCGTGTTACGTGCGTAGGCCACGAGCGAAAGGCCCCCGAAGGCCGAGAGCGTCAAGCCCTGCAGGTGGAACATATCCCAAGTCTGCAGCCATTGCACGGGCGGACGGTCGCCATCCTCGGTCTTATTCCACGTAACCTTGTATCTGACTTTGCTGTCCTCATACTTCGGCTCTACTTTGGCCGAGTGAATCCATTCCAGCTTGACAGGTACGCGATCTGTACCGCGGCGGTGAATCACCGCGTAACCGTTGCCGTGCAATAGGGCGTGGCCGATGATCCGGGTCAGAAACAGATTGATCGAAACGCCGTTGTCCTCATCCGGATAACGCAGCAAGATCGCCGCTGGATGATCGGTGGCGATCGGTTCGCGGACCTTCTCACGTCGCTCGAAGCCTTCCCAGGGCAGCCGGGCGATTTCGCCCGTGATCTGATCCACGGCGGACCACACTGGCGAATAACTAAGTGCTTCGCTCGCTCCCACCGTGATGCCGGCGTTCGTGTGCCAGCGCCCGAAAAGGGAATCAAGAATGTTGCGGCCGGTCAGCGGCACGTTGGGGTCTTCGAGGTTGTGCGACCTGCGATGACGATTGGCTGTGAGCGTTTTCCTAACGATCGTCGTCAACATCCACGCACCTCTTGACCGCCAGCAGGAAAGACAATCCCATCATCACAATTCCCCCGGCGATCGACGCAGCGGCAGGCGAGAAATAAGCACCGGCACAGAAGGCCGACAAGCCCGCGAGAAATAAGCCGTTGATACTCAACTCGGAGTTCATATCAAAATCGGTCCCCGATCTTCGTAAACGCTCCGCTCTGGCTGGCAGGTTCGCATCGCGAAATGAGCCATGATCGCCGCCTGCACGCCGTCAATCTTGCGGTGCCGCTGTTTGTCGTCCTTGATCGGCTTGATCAAGCCAGCCTGCTCCTTGGCCATCACGTGCCCGACCTGCCATCGCATCACCTGATTGCCGTCCTGACGCACACGGCGACCGAGCACGGCCTTCGCGAACTCAACCGTCGGCTCAGAGTAAGCCGGAAACGTCTGATTGAACTTGGCGACTTCTAGGTCAGTCGCTTCATTGAGCTTTTGAGCAAAGCCTTCGGCGTAGTGAGCGTCATAGCAGCACAGCTCCGGCTTGATCACCTCGATCGCATCGAGCAGCCAGGGCAGCAGATCACCGTCCGCGATCGCCACGCCGTCGACTAGTTGCAGGTGCCCCGCCTCAGCCCAGTTCAGAAACGACGCCAGGTGATTATTGCTTTCGGCATAATCCCGCGTCATCCAGAACCGCGGCAGCACCCACGCGATCCCCTCATCATCCGGGTCCGGGACGCAAAACACCGCCGCCGACATGTCCTCGTTTTTGGACAGGTCGAGCCCGAGCCCGCCGCCGCGGCCCGCGAGATCGGCGACGCTGAACGTGCGCTGGCATTCACACCACGCCTGCTCGCTGAGCATGGGATTGGCCGTTTTCTGCCAAATATTGAGCCGGTACATGCGAAAGGCCGCCAAGCCGGAAGCGCCCTCGCGTTTGCTTGATTCGTAGTCGGAGAGAAACTCCCGCTCACTGATCGTATGACCCCAAGCCGGATTCGCCATGCGGCCATACCTGACGGGATTGCGGTCCAAATCGCGGTCGGTCACATCCTGCGGTGCCGAGTGAATCAGCACAAATAACCGCTCGTCTTCGCAGCGACCGTCGAGCACATCGCGTGCATACTCGAATCGCGTCTTCCCGTAGCTGTCTGGATCGTTCCCAGCGGTTGAAACTTCGATCTGGAACGGTTCCATGCGAGAGATACCCGCCCGGCTGACACGTTCCATTAATCGCCGGTCAACGACATGCACCTCGTCCACGAGCACGTTGCCGTTAATTCCCTCTTTGGCTTTCTGCGTGCGGTCGTCGCCACTGGATTCCGGCCGCAGCATCGAGCGTGTGGGCTCATGCGTGATCTGGAGCGTCGACTTGTTAATCGAGCATTCCGCCATCAATTCGGGTGACTGCTTGAGCATCTCCAGTGCGTGCTTACCGGCAATCTCGCGCGACTGCTGGCCATCCTTCGCGAAGAAAAACGTCTTGCCGCCCTGTTCGCCATCGCCGCACGTCAGATAGAGACCGAGGGCCGCCAGAGTCGGACTTTTCTTGTTCTTTTTCGGAATGAAAATAACCGCCTGATTGAAGCGACGAATCCAGGTCGGCCGGCCCTTCCGCTGCGACCATTCCTGATCGAGCCGAATCCAGGAAAACATCCGCATCACGGCTTCCCGTTGCCAATCGCGGCACTCGAACGGTTCGCCGGCGAATTCACCCTCGTACAGCCGCAGGTACGTCCGCATCCAGTCGATCACGAACTCGCCCCGCTCGCCGTCGAAGCGACAGCCATTGAGCGCAGCCAGTTCATCGCCTGGACAACGAATCCAGTCGCGTGTCACCGAGTCGACGTGCCGTGTCTTGCTCTTAATCATTCGCCTTCATGTAGAGCCAAGCAGCAAACAACGCCGCCAATGACCCCACAAACACTCCGAGACTGACCCACCACCATGCATCAACCACGTTGCCGCCTCATGACACCTGCTGGTTTTTCCGCCTTGATCACGTGCATCGCCGAACGTGCGGCCGGCGTGAAACCGAGTTGCGAGAGCATCCGTTCGCACTCCACGAGTGTGTCTTTCCAGATCCGCCAGAGCGGATTGACCGCTGGCCCCATTTCCCGCTCGATCACGTAGGCTTCGCCGAGTAGCTTGTCGACTCGATTCCAGCGTCCCCATGCCCGCACGTACGCTTCCAGGATCGGCAGATTCGCCGGCGTCTGCAGGTGCATCGCTTCCAACTGGGCACACATGAACTTCCACCGCGTCTGTTCCGGACCGGTGAGACCAGCCGGCATTTTCGGCCGGCCTTCCGGAGCCTGTGGTTCCAACTCATTGCGCCGCTGCGGATCTTTCTTGAAATCGCCGTGCAGGATCTTCAGTGCCGTCGGCTTGCGTGGTCTCCCTTGTGGCATCATTCACCTCTCCGCGTTTTCTCGCCGTGGCATGCCTTGCACAGCGTTTCCAGATTCGCCGCGTCCCAGAACCGTTCTGCCGCCCTGGCAGCCGGCACCACGTGATCAATCTCACTGCCGAGTTTCGTCCGTCCGTGCCGTTCGCACTCTTGGCACAATCCACAATCCCTCGCCAGCACAATCGCCCGCAGCCGCTTCCACCTTGCCGTGCGATATAACCGCCGCTGGGCCTCGTTGCGCCGCACTTCCGGCTGACTGCGGCACTTCTCGCACTTAGGCCGCTCGCTGATCCGCCCGCAACCAGCCGTCGAGCAGACATACTTGCGAGCCACTACACCACCTCAATCGTCACCTTGCCCGCAATCGTTTCGCCGTCCGTGGTAGCCACCTTCACCGCCAGCTGGCGCAGGCCGACCAGCGCCCCGCTGACGGTGAAGTGTGCCGCCGTGCGACGACCGGATGGGACCAAGTTCGTCGTCGTCAAGGCACTCCCGGTAAGGACGGTGATGTCGGTCACGAGCGTAATCGACGCTTCTGGATTAAGCATGGCGCTGAAGTCCACGGCGAGCGTGACGGTCTCAAGAACTGAGATCGTCACGAGGTTCGTTGCCACATTTCCCTCGCCCGTGGACCGCAGCCGCCATGTACGTGCATCCGACACCTCGATCGCTGCGACGGGTGTCGGCGTGATCGAAGCGATCTGAGCGAGGATCTGATCCTGCTTGGCAAGCGTCGCATCGCTCGTGCCCGCGTAAGTGCCGGCACCATGCGAGGCCGTGATCGTCGCGTCGACCTGCGAGGCAATTTCACCAGCCGTTGGAATATCCGCGACCGCCACCGGCGTCGCCGGGATCAGATCCGTTTGAGCCTTGATCGCCAGCGACGTGGCCTCTGTCGCGATCCCCTGGCCGGCTGCCAAGGTGACTTGATCGGTGAGATGGTCGAATGTTGAGCGGCTCGTGATGGCTGCATCCAAAAAGTCGAGCCGCGGATCGGTCGAGGTGACGAAGCCGACGGCGGTGTCCCAGTTGAGATCCCCATGGGCCTGCAAGGCCGTCAGGTCGCTTTGCAGCGCCACTGCACCCGTCGGTGCAAACGTCGAGCGTGTCGAGACGGGCACGTCGAGATTGTCCAGCCGGCCATCTGTCGAGAGCACAAACCCCGTCGCCGTGCTCCAGGTCAGGTCGCCATGGGCCTGCAGTGCCGCCACGCCTGCCGAAGTCGCCAAGGCCGAAACGTCCGCCATGAACGTCGTACGATCGCCGGTCACATTATCAAGGTTCAAGTCGCCATCGGCGGCATCGGTGCCGAGCAGGTAGGGCCGCGATGGCAACTTGTCGAAGATAGACGTCAGGTTCGTACGGTCGGTCGTCGTGAATCCGCCGCCGGCGATCAGAGCGGAGACGGACATCGTGACGACATCGAGCGTCGGAATACCGCCCTCGGCCCAATTCGCCTGGACGTTGATCAGTTCTTCGAGGTGCGAGGAGCTAACCGTGTAAAACACCTCGTACTTACCGGTGGAAGGATGCGAGACGGCCCCGAGGTTCGCGGACCGGTCCACGCCACCGGCGTTCTTGGCAGTGAACACCGGCGTTGCATCCGCGTCGTTCAAGTTGCCGTCGCCGTCAAACAGGATTAGCGTGATCAGCACTTGCGAGGAACCTGACGTTGGGATCTGGACTTCAGCCGGCGCCACGAACTTGCTGCGTGTCGTATTCGTAATCGCGGCAACCTGGGCCTGCGTGGCCACGGGACCGGCGGAGAGGTTGTCGAGGTAGCCGGCACGCGTCGCGGTCAGCCGCACCTCGACCGCCTCGGCCGCAATTTCCGCCTGCTGAGCCGCGGTTGCCGCCGTGCTGATACCGGCGTTGTTGGGTGCCACCCAGCTCGCCGCGAGGAAGGCATTGTCGGTGCCACGCATGTTCGACGCCGGCACAGGATTATTGAACAGCTCCGTCCGCACATCCGCCGCCGCATGACTGGACCGCGTCGACACAGCCACATCGAGGCGATTGATTTTCGTGGTTGTGTCAGCGGGCAATTTGGTATCGACGGATTGTGCGGCAACCTTTGCCGCGGTCGCCTCCGTCTCAGCATCCGCCGCATTCGTGGCTGCGAGCGTCGCTTGAGCGAGTGTATCTGCAATTCCCGTGTTATCCGGCGCCACGTACGAGGCCGCCAGCAACGCGTCATCAGTGCCGCGCATATTCGACGCGGGAACGGGATTGCTGTTGAGTTCGGCGCGCACGCTGGCGGGTAGCACCGCGAGATCCTCGGTCCCAGTCGGATCGATCTCATCACCGACATATAGCCGCTGCTCGCTGATTGCTACAACGAATCCGCTGGCGGTACTGTCGTGAATCCGGATCAGGATCTTGCCCGTGTAGGTGCCAAGGACACCCGTTCCGCCGCTGAACGTCGGCGAATTAATGCCGCTGCCTTCGGCCATCGGGATCTGGCGATTCGCTTCTGCCACGCCCGGTGCCCAGGAAAGCGCGATATTGTCCCAATAATCGCCCAGTGTGCCCGTCGTGTTGACCTGTTGCAGAGTCGCGTAATAACTGCCGCCAGGATCGCCCGTGAATTTGACCGACAGTCCCATCTAATCGCTCCCGCTTGATGGCCTCGTACCGCCTTGAGACTGTGTCTTTTCCTGAGCACGTTCAAAGGCTTCTGCGACTTCGCCTGAATTCAGATCACCGACGCGAATCAACTCGATCATCGTCTGCTGATCGATCTCGCGATCCTTCTTGTACTCGGTAAGGATTTGCAGCGACGCGCCACTGAATTCCTTCGCTGCTTCCTTCAGTTGACGACTATTTTTTTCGTATCCCTCGTTGATCGTGATAAGAAACTTGGGCACGTCATCAAAGATTTGTTTGAGCGCCGCCGAATTCATCCCGATCAGAATGATCAATAGCATCCAGGCAACGCCCTGTGTCTTGGCAACCTCTGCCCAGCTTGAAGTCGTCCCAATGTTCATCCAAACTCCCTTCCACGTTCATCGCTCCTTAAACTCACCGCGGGATCACACCAAGCAAAATCAAGATCAGCAGGACCACCACGACAATCAAGATGCCGCCTGCCGGCCCGTAACCCCATTGATTGGCATGGGGCCAGGCCGGCAAGTAGGCAATCAACAGTAGAATCAACAGGATCAACAGTAGCGTCGATACCATCGCTGCACCTCTTTCCGCGTCGCCACGCTAATGACATCCACGTCCAAAGAGACGACCGCGAAACAAGCGCCGCGAACCGAAACGCTGCATGATTCGCACGCGCTGCACGCCCACAGTTGCGCCTGCACAGCCGTAAGCCGCACCAGCACAGTTGGTGGCGCGGTAGACGACGGGCGGTGGCGCCGCAGGCTGGCACGTCGTGCAGGCCTGCGGGTGATCGGCCGCTGGCAGCGGCAATGGATCAAGTGGCGCCGGTGGATCGACCGGCAGGTCCGGTTGATGCTCAATCAGCACCGCAGCCGTCGAACCCGGCATGAGTTGCGTGAAGCTTGTGAAGTCAACTCGCTCGCCAGCGGTTAACGCCGCGCCACACGCCAGTACGATCGACGTGAAAATGAGTCCTCGCATGATGTCTCCCCTCATTCAGACTACGAAAATCGGCTTCTGCGGTAGGAACGTTTTGCCGCCGGTCATCGCAAACGAATCACGCCAACCCTTGAGCATCCGCAGCAGCACCTCGAATTCGATCAGGAACACGCCCTGCGGCAGCTTCAACGTGCGGCCGCTTTGCAGTTCCACCTCGTGTGACCCAGTCGGAGACTCGCCCCAGCTCTGCTGAATCGGGATCGCCAGTTCAAACGATCCGCCACGCTTGGCCATGCAGATTCCGCGGGCCAACATGCAGTGCGCCCAATTTCCAGACGGATCGCAGAAACCATACTTGTCACGCGTCTGCTTAAAGCCCTGATTGCTGCACACCGGCAGCGGATAGCCGTTATAGAGTGCCGCTTTCGCTTCGTCGTCCGTCACCACGAGCGACGTCGTGTCGACGATCCGCTCGCGGGCGATTGGCTCCAAATCATTCGGCACACCGGAGCGACCATACGTGCGTGCCAGCTGGCCTGAATATTTGCGAAAGTCGTACTCGCCATAGACGCGACGCTTGAGCACGCCCCAGTCAGTGACCGCACGTGCCGCCCAGGCACCCGTCGAACCGTCGCCGCCGATGCGGCCTTTGCCAACCTCGACACGCGAGAAGCCATAGAGTGGCTCAGTGGCAACCTGCTCCCGCAGGTCGGGCGTGTCGTAGCCGGCACGTGCAGCCGCCATGAAGACCAAGTCTTGCACACCGCGAGCCCAGGCCTGTGAGACGCAGTTATGGCCCACCGTGCCGTTCGCGATAAAGCTATGATACGGAGAAGCTACCCCGATATCGTAAACCTCGTGCGGTCCTTCTTCGGCTGTAATCGAGTCGATGCGACGGGCATAATATCCATGCCACCATTGCCCATATCGCTTTTCTGGCGACTCAACAAACTGGCAGCGGAAGAGAGGTTTCGCATTATCGTACGTCCCCACACCTCGCGGATGCTTGCCTACCGAAGGTGAATAGCCCATCGCGATCAATGACGCTTCCGCGCCATGGATCACCGACATGCTAGTGGATGTGAGGCACCTCGACTTTCCAGCTCGATGCCCGTCTCCTGCCATCAATCCGTCGAGAAACTCCCGCTTTCCGATTGCCCATGTCGGGAATTGTTTCACACCATCGTCGTCATAGAATGTCTCGCGAAGCCATGCCACTAAAGTGCGTGAGTGTACTCGTACGCGAACGGCTTTTCGCGTCTTGTATTGACCAGTACGAGGGCTCCAGCCGCAAGCTCGTAAGCCATTAACGAGACGTTCCAGGTGGGGCGACTCTTGAGGCAATGTCCATTCGACACTGCCTCCAGAGGCATGGCCGTTTGCTAAAAACAAGCCTAACCAAAACCGCTCTTGTGCATTCAATTCTTCCGCGTCGGGCTCGATTTTGGGATGCAAAAGATAATCACCGGATTCCAGCTCACCTGCACGAATCCACGTCGGCACCGTTTCCGATACCAGCTTCCGCAATTGCTTCACTGCCGGAGCTTCACCGAATTGCTTGGCTTCTGACTCTAGACGCGATGGAATTGCACGTCGCCCGCCACGCACTGCTGGCCTAATCACTAGCAGTTGGTGATCCGCGGTGACACGAGTCGGCAACGCACCCAGGCATTTGATCCGCAGCAGCGGGCGATTCACGAGCTTTTTGACTTTCGAGATGACTCGCGTCATCGCCCCAGTGCCATCGAAGATTTCGTCGCACAACTCAACGTCGCGAATCGCCTTCGTGCGACGTCCGAGAATCTGTGCATCGCCCGCATAGCAGTCGCCCACCGTTTGACGATGTGCCGGCAGCGTGTCACCAAACAGCGGAATCTCGCCCTGTTCCCAAAAGAAAATATCCCGGTGTTCCGTCGCCAACAGCTCACGACTGGCAGCCGTCGCGAAGATCGGTCGCGGCATCCCCTCAATCGCTTCCGCTACGAACTCCGGTCGGTCCTTCCAGCCGAAGCGAGCGTTCAGCGGCGTCACCTTGGCAGCCGTGCCCATTACTGACTCCTGCTGGCTGCGAGGCGAAGTGCCGCACCGACCTCGTTGAGCGCCCCGACGAACACGTCACGCGAGGTACGGCCTGACTCGTAGAGCTTCGTGAGACCGACGCGAACCACGTCACGCCAGGGCTGCCAGAGGGCCACGTCGTTGCCCAGTGCCGCGCTCGAGTTGCGGTTGACCTGCGTGATTGCCGCCGAGATATCCGCAGCCTCTCCGTCCGGTCCGACGGTTGCCGCCAGCCAACTCGCCGCGGCCTCGTAAATCGCACCGAGTTCGGCGGATTGCTCTGGCCGATTGAGCTTCCAGGCAGCCTGAAAGGCCGGTAAGCCAACGCCGTACTCGTTCGGGACGTCGTCGTCATCCGGTCCCGGACCAGGCGGCGGATCAGGATTGTCCGGATCATCCGGCCCCGGTCCGGGATTCGGAGGACCGATCGTGACCGTTGCCTGACCCTGCGAGTCGGAATCGACTGCGAACCAGAACACGAAATACCGGCCGGGAGGGCCAATGAACACAAATCGCCCATCGGCCAGCTTCTCACGCTGCACCGCCTGCGGCTTGTTGTCCTGCGAGGGAAGCACAAAGACGCGTTCGCCCTCGGCCGGCAGAACGTACACGAACTGGTGAGCCGGCACCGAGAGACCAGGCTGGATCTCCGCTCCGTCCGTCACCGCAGCGGAGACCAGCCAAGCCAACAGCAACAACAGCCCACGTTGCAGCATCGTTACCCCGCCTTACGCTTCGTCGCGGTCGAGCAAGTCGATCAGGTCGGGCAGACGGCGGATGATTTCCTGCAGCATCGCCATCAGAAACGCGTTCAACAGTGGCCCTTGGGCGACCTGTTCCGGCTGGTAGCCGCAGGCCGTGGCCAGTTCCAGCGACGCCGCCTCGAAGTCCGGCGAGGAACTTGCCACGTGCTGGTCGGGATCATGCCCGAGCAGGCTGGCGGCCTTGAGAGAGAGACAGCCGAGCACGCAGAAGCCGAGTGCGGCCGTCTCCTGGCGTTGATTTCGCCACTCGCCAGAGCGGATCAACTCAGCCAAAGTCCGCATGTCGGCAGCCGTTGCCTGGAGATCCAGGGCGTCGAGCAGTTCGTCAAGTATTGTTTGCATCGCTCTCCTCCGAGTCGAGTAAATCGAGCACACGATCCATCGGGAGATCACGCAGCACGAGTTCACTCGCCACCCTCAGGAAGCGATAGACTTTCGTTTCGCCGCAGCCCATCAGTTTCGCGATCGTGGCCGCTGAGCGAGGCCCTGCGACCGGATCGGGATAGATCCACAGCGTCAAAATCCTTTTACGCTGTCGCCGCGTGAAGTCCATTCCAAGCGTTTCCTATGAAATCGCTCCCCGCCGCACAAGGCAAACGGAGGATTTTTAGAAATTTTTTCGCGTGCCAATTCACCCTGGATTTGCGGAAAAATCTGTCGGGCTGGGCCACGGTTTGCGGGGGACGCGATTCGCTCAAACTTGATCCCCCCTACCCCTTGCGCTACCACGTCGCCATCGGGTTGTTGGGCGGGTTGTCGTTTCTGTGCTTCTGGATGACGTCAAACACCTCTTGACGATAGATTGGCATGTCGAGCGGTGCATCAATTCCCAATCGCACTTTGTCACCGACGATCTGAATCACCGTCACACGGATGTTGTCACCGATCATCAGTGACTCGTTATTGTGTCTGCTAATCACTAACATCGTTTCCTCCGAATAACAATCTTCACTTCACAACACGACTCGGCACATGCCCCTCTTGCAACCATCCCACAGCCACGACCGTCGACGTCGCAGCGTCAAGCAATTCACCTGACGACAGTGCACGACCGATCGCCATCGTTGATCGCACCGCCTCATAGTCCGCATCGCATTCCGTCACCGTATCGTTATCCATGCCACCAGTACCCCATTGCGAAACCAACCAGCCAACTTGCAAACAGCACCAACACCACGAAACCGCAACCGAGATAAAGCAACTCATGGCCACCTGTTGGTGCACGCACCGATGGCTCACCGAGTCCGCCCCACACTTCAGGCTTAACATCCAGTGACAGGTATTCGGCTTGCCTTGCTGCTGATCGCCGCTCGGATTGGGTTATGCGATTATGCATCCCTGATCCTCAATCACTCAACTCTGCAAGCGATGCATTGAACGGATTCTCTTCCGCTTCGCCGGGCGCGAACCCTAGCGTGCGTCCGCTTCGCCACTTCTGCTCGCTACGTGTTCGTCCAGCATCACACGCAGGACAGGCACCGCAGAACACACGCCCTTGCGATTGGTAATTCTGCCAGCCGGTGTCACGGCACTTATGGCACTTGTAACGCGGTCCCGTAGTCGGGTCATCCTCGCTCGTGTCGTGCTCGTTGAGATACGCTTGCGTCCAATCGCTGACCTGTTCATCACTTGGTATCGCACCGTCGTTGGCCAGCTTGTGTTCTTGGATCTGTCCACGGACGTATCGGAACGCTGGCCCCATGACCGCGTCTTCACGCACAGCACGCATGGCACCGAAGTGACCGCGGTTCGTCGCGCTGCGTGACTGCTCACGCTGCTCGCGTTCAAAACGCTGCTTGCCAAGTTCCCGGATGAACACGCTTGGCAACCGGTCGCGTTCAAACTTACCGAGTCCTTCACCTGACTCCCACAGTTTGCGATTGACGGCTAGTGCGTCACGTAGCTCGTGCGGTTCGAAAATTCCGTCGAACCACTCGTCACGTGTTTCCTGACTCAACGTTTCGACGTAGGTCGCTGTTTCAGGCAAACGCTTTCGGAGATCGTCAAACCAGTGCTGCCATTCGTCGCGAGTCATATGCGAAAGTCCTTTGCGATTGAAACGCCGTTGCGTTGGTATTTGCCGGAGTTGTTCGCACGGTTCAGCCAGCCGGTCAGGAACTTCGGCATCCCCTTGGCCGTCTTGCGGTGGCCAACGTCGGACTCCAACCAGAGAGCCGCCTTGCGTAACTCGGCTTCAACGTCCATCACCGGGAAGGTGTCGTGATAACGCTGGAGCGTCGCAGCCGGCAACGTCCAGTGCTTACCACCAGCGATGACAAACTCGAACCCAGACGCCTCAGACGACGCCGCTGAGGTGAAGCTTTGCTTCAGCTCGGTGGAAACGTCTGCGCTAGCAGACGTTTGTTCTTTGGTACTGGTACTCTTACTGGTACTGGTACTGGTATAATCAGGGGCGAGTGCTCGCGAGTCCTCGCGAGTGCTCGTCGAGACAATAGCGTTGCTCGGGTCGTATTCAGGACACCGCGGCTTGCTCTTGTGGTCGATTTTCTGATGATGCCAACCCGTTATATGCCAATACCTTAAGTCGCTTTCGCGAACTCCATACTCAACGATCAAACCGACGTCGATTAGTTCCTTGATCAGCGCATCCATATCTGCCTTGCTGACGTTGTCATAGGGGAAGCACTCAGCCCCCAGCTGCCGAGGCTTGGCAACATGGTTCCCGTTGTCGTCGAAGTGCAACCAACTGAGGATGAATAGTAGGCGAGCCCTCGGCGAGCACTCGGCGAATTGTTCCGAGTCGCAAATCTCCGGCTTGATCGTCCTAATCCTGGCCATCGCACTCGTTCCGCTCCACGTTGCGAATCTTGGTCCAACAGACACCGCAGCTCATGCGTCACCTCCTCACAAACCCGTTACCACCGCACTCCGGGCATGTCAGCAAGTGATTCCTGAGCGACGGACAATCCTCGCCCCATAATTCCGGGTGTTCGATGTACTCGACGAAGCCTTCGCCGCCGCATGTTTCGCAACAGTCGTCGCCGAAGTCGTTGCAATCGTCGCCGTACCACCCCTCGTCGTCGAAGTAGCCTCGCCTCTCATCGCTCATGCGGGGGCTCCTTGTTGGCAGCAAGAGCTGTCGTGAGGGCGTGCCAAATATTTCCGTGCTCGCCGTCTTGGGTCCACGACGTCAGGTCTGGAACAACGAAATAGCTTTGCTCCCATCCTTGGTCGAGTAAGTATTCCGCAGCAACTCGTTTGAGGCGGTCAAATGACTGGTCGCTCGGGTAGTTAGCGTGCTCCGCTTTCGCCGCGAGCACGTCAGCTTTCGTAGTCATGCGGGGGCTCCTGAATCCTACGTAGTAGTTCCTCAATCTTCTGACGCCTGAGTTCTATGGCAGCAAGCAGCTCGTCAGATGTGACAACACCCTTTTCTTTTAGCAATTCAGCGAGTCCGATTACATCTATCGCCTGCGTTTCCAGAAACTCAACACGCCTCTCCAGAAAATCAACACGCCTCTCCAAGTCGCTCATCCCTCTCTCCTCCACCCCAACGCCGCGAGCAGTTGGCGTAATTGTCCGCGTGTGCGGATGTGGGGAAGAACTGAATTCGCATAATACGCCCCATGTTCACCTGTTACTTCTAAAATCAATTCTCCCGATATTACGGTCAGCTCAACATCCTGGGTAATAGCAAAAGTCGTAACTTCGAACTCACGTCGCATCCACTCCCGCGTGATCGGCTCGGCGTCGTCGGTGTTGGGTTTACAGGTCGCCAATATCTGCATCCTCTCCTCTTCTGTGGCTACTCGCGGATCGTGCGTCGGCTCCAGGTCGCCCTCACTCCTGGCGATAACCTTCATGCGAACATCACGACCACAGTCGCCAGCACAGATGCCGCAATATTCGATGCGCGGTTCATCCGTCCATCCCTCGTCGCCACACTCCGGGCACTCCAAGAATCGCCATGTCTTGTTCATCCCTTCTCCTCCTCACTCGCCGTGCCGTTGTTAAGTTCCAGCTCTAATGCTTGCCAGATATCTAAGCCATGTTTGCCTAAGGTGTCGTTGTACCATCCGTGCAACATTCCGAAACGCCACCCACGCTCCTCGATATATGACCGAACGATTCTGATCACATCCTCTCTAGTGGTCATTGCTCCTCCTCGCTCGTCGTCAGTGCCAGCTCAAACAGCTCCAACAATCCGCCAAGCCCACAAACAATGTGATCGCACATCTTGGCCATCAGTTCCGGCTCGATAATGCCTAGTCCTAAGAGCATGATCGTCGTTTTGCCTTGGCCGCACGCCCACCCAAGCTCAAGGTGTGCAGATCGGCCGCATGGCTGGACCAACACGAACGTATCGGCCCACCGCATCGCTTCGAAGTCTGAGCGAAAACCAGCTACTGCAATCGGGTGTTGAAGCGCTTGTATATACCGCTCGCCATCCCAAGATTGCCATCCTTCATCTATCTCTGACCAGTGGAAGCCATTGTCTCCGGCTCGCGGATTGCGAAAATCGTAAACCTCATGCCCCATACATCGCAGCGCCGTAACGACGGCTGGCTGAGCGAGATTCCGCCACGACGACGCCACGTAAATTTTTCTCATGCCTTTTAAGCTCATCCCTCTCCCTCCTCGCTCGTCGGCGGCGGTGGCAGCTCAACGGGTGCGTAGTGTGTGACCTGCGGCGCGCTAGCATTTACGAGGCTGTGCCACTGGCCATGCTGCCGAAATCCGATCGACCAATCCATGTCAACCACGTTATGCCGAGGATCGAACACCATGTACGCAATGAGAACGGTAACGCCATCCTCCGGCAGCCGCTCGCTGACCGGAATCCACGTGATGACCGATTGCAGCGAGGAGGGGGCACAGCCGGCACAAAGAGCTTCGACGTAACGCACTGCGGTCATCGCGGCGTCGTCGCCTGCGGCTCGCTCTCGCAGCCAACGAACAAACGCCCGCAACGCCGCTCGTAGCTGCTCGCACTGCGGACAGGTCACGGCTGAAACTCCGGGTGAGCAGCAAAGAACGCCGCCCTTGCTGAATCGAATACCGTGCGATCGCGCGTGATCGTCACACCTGGCGGTGGCTCGTGCGGATACTCGCCCTCGCCAAGCCAGACCAGCGTCACGTTCTCATACGTACCACGCGCGAACGCCATCGCCCGATTGCTCGAGCTACTATGCCGCGGCACCAGAAACACGGTGTTGCGGATCTCTACCTGGCCTGAGGCTTCGGGATCGTCGTTGTCCATTTTGAACAGCCGGCCGGTTCCCAGTCCGTCGGGATACGGATATCCGCCGCTGTGATTCTGATCCTCGTAATCTGAATGCCCTTGATACGGCTGCAGGATCAGCTCAATGACGCAGTTCTCGACCGTGAAGATAGCGTTCGGGTTGTCGTCGCCGCGCGCACTGTAGAACGTATGCCCCGTCAGATAGCTACTGCGGACCGCGCCAGAATGCACTTCGTCGTTCTCGATCATGTCGTCGACGACGCCGGACAAATAGGAATCCCGTACCGAGAAATAGACGTTGTCGCCACGGGGGTTGATCCCGTCGAACACGTTGTCCGCACGGAAGTTCTGAATCTCGAATTCGCCCCCTGCCTCGACGCGAATCGCGTCACCATCGGAGAGCGCTTTCCAGACGTGCCACGGCGCCTGATCGTGCGTTTCGTGCTCGACGCGGCCACCGCGAATCACAAACCCTTTCGCACTGCCTTGGATCGAAACCGGAAACCGCTCATCACTATCGGATTCGTACTCGTCTTCGAGGTCCTCGCACTCCTCTTGGTCAGGCCATTCAAGCGGTGGCAGCTCATCACGGTGGAATAGCGTGTCTTCCATGCCGAGAAACAGCTTGCCGCTCAGATCAATTGTCTCGCCGTCATCCGGCGTCGGTGCGAACTTCTCATGAATCACCGTCAGCTCGTCGTCCGGTGGCGGTGGGATCTCCTCATCGGGCGGCGGCAATTCCTCGTCCGGGGGTGGCGGATCGTCGTCCGGTGGCGGCGGCGGATCATCCGGTGGCGGTGTCGGTGGCGTATAAGTTTCGCCTCGCGCTGCCTTGAGGAACGACAAGAGGATCGCACGGCTGACACCTGGCTTGCCGCCGTTCCAGCCCGTTGTGCTGCACAGCGCGCGGGCGTCGGCCAGCAGTTGCCTGTGCTCCTGCGTGGCCGCTAGCGTCAGTTGATTGTTCTTTTGCGTGATCGTGCCAATTGGCTGCGTACCACCGCTGATCTTGATGCCACCGGCCCAGGTATACGCTTTCGTATCCTCCAGCGTGAAATTGCCCGTCGGCGACGACTTGTGGTCCACCCAGACAACGGCATCATTGGTTAGCGAAGTCTCATTGAGGATCGCGATATTGTTCAGGAACATGCCGTTCTTCAGACACGTCGCCCACATAAAGATGCCACGCATGTTGCCGTTGCTGGTGTTGATGTCCGCCGAGCCGAGGGCCACGTTGCCAACGACGGTCGCCGGCACGAGGCCATACTTGCTAAAGTAGCCATCGCCACCGTAGGCCGGCTGCAAGCCGTTCGGGCAATCAATCAGCAGATTGTCCCGCAGGATGCCGCCGCACTTCACATGCAGCCCGTGGCTGCTTGGGTTGCTGCTGACGTTCTGGTGCACGACGACGTTCGTGGACGGCTGATTGATATACAAGTTGTGGTTGTGGAGGCTGCCGCCGCCTTCAGCCAGTGGCAGCGACCGCGATGCGCCCGGCTTCCAGCCGTTGTGCTCAAACCAGCAATGCTGGACCAACACCCCGGCGACGTTCCAGATGTAGGCCCCCTGGATCCGCTGGCCGGCGCCCCAATGGTCCCTCACAGTGCAGAACCGCATCTGCAGATTGGCCGCTGGTATCCCGGCCACACCTCCACTCAGCCGCTCGCCCTGGAAGTCCAACCATGTTTCGCAGCCCTCGAACAGGATGTCCCGATAGCGATCACCGCGGAACATCACCTCTCCCACGATCTTGCAGCCGACGAACGCCACGCCCCTGCAGCCGGCCGCGTCGTCATGCATGGCGATGGCGAGATTCCCGTTGCCCGAAGTGCGGATTCGCAACGGATCGTCCGCCGGCCGGTTGATCCCGTCGAGGCCACGCCGCGGAATCAGTAGCCCGCCGGCCGTAACCACGATCTCGTTGATCGTGCCCGCCTTGCCGGACGACAACGCTGCGACCAGTTCAGCGTTTGTGCTGACCGAGCGGCTGACCGCTGGCGTGAACAACGTGTAGCCTTGCGCGTCGACGCCCAGGCCGATGATGGGGAAATTGGGAAATGCCGGCGTCTGGCCGGCGACAGGTGCTAGGAGTAAAGCTAGGGTGAGCAGCCACGCGAGTGTCGGTTTCATATCGTTTTACCTTTCCTTGCGATATGGTGAGACCGTGACCAGTGCACAACCACCGCGCACCGGATCGCAGCGCTCAATCGTGAGCCGAGAAATTTGATAGTCGTCCTGATAGACGCCGCCATGTTGGAGCGCGTCTAACAGTGCCTTGAGCACGTTATCGACATCGCGCCGAATGCGGTCTGGTGGGTGCAGTTGCACGTCGATCGCCACCAGTCCCGCCAACGGCTCGACTTGTTGCGACAGGCAGAGATAGCCGACACTTCGCCGGAACGACTTGCCCGCCGCAGAAATGAAGTATTGATTCCCTCGACGGCGCCAATACATATTCACCGTCGGCGGGTATGGCAGTTCAAGTTTCAACATCCGTGCCCAGCGTCCTTACTTGCGGAACTTTGCCAGCAGCTCTTGCAGCCGCTTGTAAAGCCAGTCCGTTAATCCTTTCCAGTTCATTTCGTTACCTCACTGCGAGCGTCGCGGATCTCCGCTCGTCGACGCTCTGCCATGTCTTTTGCATAGGCCCGATCGTCATCTGTTTGTGATTGTTCGACCGCCGCTTCCTCGAGCGCCGAGACCTCGCCGAGATTGACACAGTGTGCCAAGTGCTCGACGTAGCCCGCATCCGCGGCGCCGCCATAAACGAACACCGCCACATCGACATCGGTCGGTAGTTCGCTTGGCTCTGGCCGTTCCTGCGGTTCATCGGCCACCAGTGAGTCCAATTCACCTAAGGCTTGCTCGACGGTACGTGAGGACATGACCGTGCCTGTAACCGGATCATCCGCACGTGCCGCCACGAGGCGATCGGTGTCACTCATCGGCAGCCGTCCCCGGTTGATCAGATCCCGTACGAGCGTCTTGATCGCCATGGCGTCCCAGGACGTCCGCCAGGGCGAGTCCTTCCCCTTCCAGCCGGGTGAATACTGTTCCTTGTGGGCGTCGACTTTCGAGGCCGTCCAAACGCTGCGCACGAGCCGTCCGCCGGTCAGTCGAAAAATCACATAAACGTGCGTCGCAGGACGCAAAGGACGGTCCTGATCATCGGCCGGAACGTGTTCGATCCGTGGATCGTCGCCCAACTGATAACGGAAGGCGTCACCCTCGCGCACGACTTCCCCGTCCCAGCTCTCCAGTTGCCCTGTGCGGCGGACGAACTTGACGAGTCCCTTGTAGCCAGGGATCAAGGTTGCGTCGCGCCCGTAGGGAACGATGTACGCTTCCGAGCGGTGAGAGCCCAATTCGAGTTCGTAGATCAATGCCTCGCGAATCGCGTGCATCAGCGACGACACCGAGCACCGCAGCAGCTTGTCACCGTCCTTGGCGAGCACGAGCATCATCTGTTGGTGAAACCGTTCGAACGACTGGCTGTGGTGCAGAAAGCGTGAGATTTGCGGTTCCTTCTCCCGCAGCTTCGCCGAGATCGTTTCGAGCGTACTTTTCTGAACGGCCGTTAATGCGTGTCCCATGAATTCTCCTCCGATAGAAATTGATCTAACTCGCGGCAGAACCGGTCTGCGAAACCGGCGAGCGAATGCCGCCATGCGGTCACGCAGTGCATCTCGATATTCGTGATCGCCCGTCCATCGACGGCCATGTCACGCACGTCATGCTCACGCAGCAGCCGCTCACCCGCGGTCACGAAATCGTCCGCCTCGCGGCCCTGGAAACTCTGCCCCCCGACCGTGAAAACGTCCCGTGATTGCGCTGTCGTCATCCGCTCGCCCTCCAATCGCGTCGTCGTCAAATGTGATCCTGCCGTGTTCC